CGCCGACGCATTTGCGGCCGATGCCGCCCTCTCGCCCAGCGTCAGGCGGACGCTCCGCAACCGTGCTCGCTACGAGCGGGCCAACAACTCGTTTCTCGCCGGCATCTCCTCGACGCTCTCCTACGACCTTGTCGGCACCGGCCCCCGGCTGCAGCTCAACAGCGGCGACACAGAGGTCGACCGCCAGGTCGAGCGGTCTTTTTTCGATTGGACGTGGTCGGTCGATCTCGCCGGCAAACTCCGCACGATGCGAGAGGCTCTTGTGGTCGACGGCGAAGCCTTCGCCCTCATGATCAACAACCCGCGGCTCTCGGGTGTGCAGCTCGACATCCGGCTGATCGAGGCCGAGATGGTGGCGACGCCGACGGAGTTGATGAGCCAGACGATCACGCCCGAAGGAAACGTCGTCGACGGGATCGAGTTTGACGGGATCGGCAACGTGATCGCCTATCAGGTGCTCTCGTTCCACCCCGGCTCCAACTACCGTGTGAATAACCTGCAATTCCAGCGGGTGCCGTCCGCCCAGATGGTGCATTGGTTTCGAGCCCAGCGGCCCGGCCAGCACCGAGGCGTCCCCGATGTCGCTCCGGCCCTGAGGCTATTCGGCCAGCTGCGCCGCTACACCGAGGCGGTGATCGCCGCTGCGGAGACGGCCGCGGACTTTGCAGCCTTCCTGCACTCCAACTCACCGGCCGCCGAGGTCGACGAGGTGACGGCGTTTGCCGAGATGCCGATCGAGAAGAGGAGCATGGTGACGCTGCCGGAAGGATGGGACATTTCCCAACTGCGGGCCGAGCAGCCGACCACGCAATATCCGGCGTTTGTGCGGCAGATCCTCGGCGAGATCGGGCGTTGCCTGAACCTGCCCTTTAACGTCGCCGCCCTCGACTCCTCGAATTACAACTACGCCTCCGGCCGTATGGATCACCAGATCTACGGCATGACGCAGCGCGTCGACCGCGACACGCTTGAGAGGGTGATGCTCGACCGGGTGCTCGCCGCCTGGGTCAACGAAGCCTCGCTCGCCGGCCTGCTTCCCGAAGGCCTCCCGCCGTTCTCCGAGTGGGATTGGAGTTGGCAGTGGGACGGCAAGGATCACGTCGACCCTCTCAAAGAAGCGTCTGCCGCCGAGACCCGGCTGCGCACCCACACGACCACGCTCGCCGCCGAATACGCCAAGGCCGGTAAGCAGTGGGACGTAGAGCTCCGGCAGCGAGCCGCCGAGGTGGCGCTGATGAAAGAGCTAGGCCTCTTTATCGACCCAACGCCCGAAGTGAATTACGGCGGCACGCTCGACGAGAACGGCGAGCCAGAGGGGGCCGACGCATGAGCGACGACTACTCCGACCTCGACGACACCTTTGACCTCGTGGAATTCATTTGATGAGCAACATCAAGCTCGAAACAGACGTGACTTTCCTCCAGGCTGCCGACGGCGAGTCGGCACCGGCTACGAAGAAGTTTCGGATCGTCGCCTACACGGGCGCTTCGATCCGGCAGGGCTGGAGCCGCGAGCCGGTCGTGATTGACCTGGCTGGCATGACGCTGCCGGCCACGATCCCGATCGTTCTCGGCCATGACTACGCCCTCGGGTCGATCCTCGGCCAAGGCGTGCCGAGCGTCCAAGGCGGGCAGCTCGTCGTCGAGGGCGAGATCCTCGCCGACAACGAAAACGCCCGCCAGGTGCTCGCCCTCGCTGCCGCTGGCTACCAGTGGCAGGCCAGCGTCGGAGCCGATGTCGGTCGGCACCTCAAGTTTGGCGAAGACCAATCAACAACCGCAAACGGGCAAGCCCTCGTCGGGCCTGTCCGAGTCGTTCGGGCCTCCACACTGCGGGAGACCAGTTTTGTAACCCTCGGGGCGGACCGCAGTACCGCCGTCTCTATCGCTGCCGAAGAGGCAGCAGAGGAGTCAACCATGGCTGACGAAGCCAACCAGACGCCCGCAGAGGAGCCCATCGTGGCTGCTGCTGTGGAAGGCACGGCGAGCGTCGCCGTGGAAGCCCCGAAGGTCGAAGCCGGTTCGAGCGACGAGCTCAAGGCCAAGATCGAAGACCTCACCAAGAAAGTCGAAGACATGCAGAAGCTCAACGCCACGCGCGACGAGCGGGCAGTCGCCCCCTCGGTCCACGTCTCCCAGCCGGCGGCGATCACGCCCGAAGTGATCGAGTGCTCCTTCGCCCTGCAGGGCGGCCTCCCCGGCGTCGAGACCAAGTATGACGCCAAGACGCTCGAAGCGGCCCACAAGGCCCGCCGCGACCTGTCGATCGGCGAGGTCATCGTCCAGGCCGCAGTTGCCAACGGCTACGAAGGCGGTCGCCGCCTCAACGCCTCCACGATCCGCCCGATCATGCAGGCCGCCTGGGCGACCCATGCGATCAGCGGCATCCTGAGCAACACGGCCAACAAGTTCCTCCTCGCCGGCTTCGACGGCGTCGAGAGCGCTTGGCGGTCGATCTCGGCTGTCCGTAGCGTGAATGATTTCAAAACCTTGACCTCGTATCGTCTCAACGGCGGCATGAAGTTTGCGAAGGTTCCCAACGGCGGCGAGCTGAAGAACGCCGCAGCCAGCGAAGAGAGTCGGACGATCTCGGCGGACACCTACGGGATCATGACCTCGGTCACCCGTACCGACTTGATCAACGACGACCTCGGTGCTCTGACTGCGGTCCCGCAGCGGATCGGCCGTGGCGGCGCTCTGAAGCTCAACGACGTGTTCTGGGCCGATTTCGTTGACGATTCGGCCTTCTTCACGGCTGGCCGTGGCAACCTGTCCACGGGCTCGCTGGCCCTGTCGATCGCCAACCTGAAGGCGCTCGCCACCAAGTTCCGGAAGCTGAACGATCCGGACGGCAACCCGGTCGCGGTGACCCCGCGCATCCTGCTCGTGCCGCCCGATCTTGAGATCGCCGCCTCGGAGATCATGGGCTCGGCCCTGATCCACGGGACGAGCGGTGCCGCTGGCAGCACCAACGTGCTGGCAGGTCGCTACCAGGTCGTGTCGTCGGTCTACCTGACCAACACGACCGACTACTACCTGCTTGCATCGCCGGCCGATATGCCGGTGATGGAAGTGGCGTTCTTGAACGGCGTCCAGAGCCCGATCGTGGAGACGGCCGAGGCCGACTTCAACACGCTCGGAATCCAGATGAGGGGTTATTTTGACTTTGGCGTTGCCAAGGCGGAATACCTCGCCGGCGTGAAGTGCGACTCGGCGACCTAATTGTCACCTAGCGGGCTGGCACCGTCGCCAGCCCGCTAGGGCTTTTTCAACAACCAATTTCTCCAACGAGGTGTTTAAATGGCTTCTTATGTTCAGGTCGGTGACCTCCTCGACTACACGCCAGCCGCCGCCGTGGCCGCTGGCGACGTGGTCGTGATCGGTTCGCTCGTGGGCGTGGCCCCGCGGGCGATCGCTGCCAACGCCGTCGGCGCTCTGGCGGTCGAAGGCGTCTTCGAGATCCCGTGTGCGACCGGTGCGACCGGCGCTCAGGGCTCGGCGATCAGCTACTACGCGACCTCCGGCGTGGCTCATGCGTCAACGGGAACCGCGGCCGGCAAGCTCGCCAAGGCCCGTCTCGTGGGCGACACGTCGGTCCATGTTTTGTTGAACAAGTAGTTCCACACCGCAACCCCCGGCAGGTGCGCCGCCTCCTCCAGGCGCGCCGCCGGGGCGTTGTGGCCTTGGGAGGTGATCGTGGCAGATATGCTCGCGGACGGCGCGGCGTGGTTGACCGGACAGCTCAAGGCTGTCGCCGGGTCAGCCGTGACCTACCGTCGTGGCAGCGATGAAGCCGAGGTCGTGGCTACGGTCGGTCGTTCGCAGTTTGAGGCCGCCAACCAAGCGGGCGTCGTCGAGACGTGGGAGTCGAGAGACTTCCTCGTCACGACTGCCGACCTGCCCTACGGCGACCCTGAGCGTGGCGACGTGATCGTCGAGGCGAGCGGCGAGACGGTTGTCGAGTATGAGGTGACGAGCCCCCGTGGCGTGCCTGAGTGGCACTATGGCGATGCCTTCCGGTCGATTGTCCGAATCCACACGGTCCAGACGGATGCGGGCGTGACCTACCTCGCAACGGAACTGGGCGAACAACTCACAACTGAGGCCGGCGAGCCGCTGGCGATCTGATGGCAACAAAGAAAATCTCACAACTGACGCTCGCGACCGGCGTGACCGGCGTCGACCAGGTGCCGATCGTGCAAGGCGGCGTAACGAAGCGGGCCGCCATTTCGCTCCTCGGTGGCGTCGGTGCCACGGGGCCGACGGGATCCGCTGGCTCATCGGTGACCGGGCCGACCGGCCCTGCCGGTGCTGGCGAGGTCTACCAGAGCGAAACCGCCCCCGGATCCGCGGCGACCGGCTCGACGTGGCTCGACACGGCTACCGGGAAATACTTCACCCGCTACGCCGGCCTCTGGGTCGAAGTTGGCGGCAAGCACTACATCTGAGCGACACATGCCTTTTTACTCGTTACCGACTGGTGGCTCTCCCGTTCTCGCGGGCAGCGGTGCGCCTACCGGCGCTGTCGGCAACGTGGGCGACCTCTTTATCGACCAGAGCAACAAGCTGCTCTACGGCCCGAAGGAGATCGGCGGCTGGCCGAGCGGGCCGATCAACCTGAGCAACGGCCCGACTGGCGTCTCTGGGCCTACGGGCAGCACGGGGCCAAGCGTGACGGGGCCTACGGGAAACACTGGCGGCATTGCCTTTGCGGCGACCGGCCCGACGGCTCCGACGGCCGCCGGCCTAACCGTGGCCGGTGCCATCTGGCTCGACGACTCAACCGGAAAGTATTACGTCCGCTACGGCTCGCAGTTCATCGAGATCGGCGTCCAGGGCGAGCGCGGGGCGACGGGGTCTGCGAGCACCGTGACCGGGCCAACTGGCCCACAGGTGACCGGGCCGACTGGCGCTGCGAGCACCGTGACCGGCCCTACGGGCAGCACGGGCAGCACGGGCGCTGCGAGCGTCGTGACCGGGCCTACCGGCCCGTCTGGCGGGCCTACGGGCAGCACGGGCGCTACGGGGGCTGGCGCTCGCGGTGGGATCAACGTCCAAAACGCCACAGGCACCATCGATCTCGACGGGTCGGCTGCAAAATACCAATTCATCAACGCCGTCGACGCTAACCGCACGGTGAAGCTGCCGACGGGCGTTGCCAGTGGATTTGATTTGTTCGTTAAGGAGACCGGCGACTCCTACACGCTCACCGTCGAGACCACGACGGCGACAGGCGTCGCGACTATCGGATCGGCAGGCTACGGAAACAAATCCGTCGTCGTGATCTGGGACGGCACGGTTTGGCGGACGATCGATTTTGAACCATACGCTTAACTAACTAATGATTGGGTAAACAATGCCCCTCACATTCCCATCCTCGCCTTCCCTCAACCAACAGACGACAACGGGCGGGCGTACCTACTCATGGAACGGCCAAGCCTGGGAGCTCGTCGGCTCTGGCATCGCGGGACCTACGGGCGTAACCGGCCCAGCGGGCGCGAGCGTGACCGGCCCCACGGGCAGCGCCGGTGCCACGGGAGCCACGGGCGCAACGGGATCGGCCGGAGCCAACGGTGACGCCTCGACCGTCACCGGACCTACGGGAAGCACGGGGCCAGGCGTCACGGGACCGACTGGATTGAGCTACACGAATGTCGTGGTCACGCCGACCGGCCTCTCGGCCGTCACGGTCACGGGCTACAACCCCGGCAGCGGCGACATCTACCGCCTGGTGGCGACGACCGGCGTATCGCTGCAGGGCCTCGGGATCACGGGCATCGATGGCGAGTCGAAGCTCCTAGTGAACGTCGGCACGACGGGCTCGATCACGCTGAACCATGCCACTGGCCCCAACGGCAACGCACAGTTTGCCGTACCGTGGCAGGGCAACTATGTGCTCGACATTCGCGGCGGCGCGGCCCTCCTCGTCTACGACTCGACATCCTCTGTCTGGCGTGTCGTCTGACGACGCTATATCACCCCAAGAGCGCAATTCACATGGCAATGAGTCCGAGACTGTTGAGGCCCCGTGCGACGGGATTCACTCCGGCCGACGCCGACGCCCGCGCCTACGTTGCTGCCGTGCGAACCGCTGACGGGCAGCCGCTGGAAAACAATGTGGCTAGGGCCATCGATACCTTTGTGCTGGGCTGCAAAACGGACGGCACATGGGACGCCATCACGCACTGCGCTTTGCTCGCTGGGCCTCGTACAATCGCCGGGTGTTGCGTAGCGCTCAAAGGCACGGCACCAACGAGCAACGCTTTCGTGGCTGGGGACTACAACCGCAAAACGGGGCTGATTGGGAGCACGGCCAACACAAAATTCTTGAATACGAACGTGAACAACAACACGTTTGCTCAGGACAATTTCCATATGAGTATCGAAGTTCACACCGCGCAAACCAGCGGAAGCACGCTGTACATGATGGGCGCAGGCGCTAGCGGAACTGGGGCCAGCGAAATTTTCTCTAGTGGTAATTCGTTGCAGTTTCGCAATCAAAACGGGACGAACCAGTCGCCAGGGGCAGCCACAGACACAACCACAGGGCTGATTGGATCGACTCGCAGCAGCAGCAGCACGTACACGATGCGATACGGTGCCAACTCTGGAGGTGCTGGCACGCGAACCAGTGCCGCGCCGTTCAACGGAACAATTCACGTTTTCCGCACGTCGTCTTTTTCCACGCTATTCAGCAACGCTAGGCTGCGATGGTACTCAATGGGCGCGAATATCAATTTCGCGCTTCTTCGGACGCGGCTTATCACTCTCTATGCCGACATTGCGGCGGGAATCCCATGACGCTTGCAGACCTGCTGACATCGCTGCGACCACTGGAAGAACTGCGGGCGCTTGCCCTTATGTTTTCTTCAGATTTGCGCGACAGGCTTGTGGCCGTTCAACAAGAGCATGGCCGCCCAGAGTTCACTGTGTTCCCGGCTGGCCCGACAAACGACGGCAGGTACTACCACTGCGCCGACATTCTCGCGGAGGTTGTGTCTGGTGGCATCTATCACGCCGGATTCTCGCACTTAGACGCGAGCCGGTTTGACGAGGTGGAAGTGATTCCGCTGGCCGATGCGCTGGCGCTGCTGCCTGCGGACCCGGCGATCTAGCGCTGCGCTCTTCCAACTATGTAACGACATGGCAAAGAAGCCAGCCCCAAAACTGCTGCGGCTGACGAGGTGCGAACGCGAGGCGTTGAAGGTGGCCCGCCAAGCCCTGTACCAAAAGGGCGGCTGCATTACCGGCGGCGGATGGGATCGGCACTGCGAGAGGATCGACGCCCTGCTCAAACGGGCGTGACGCTCTTCACCTTAGAGAGAGTCGGCCCCGCTCGTTCCTATTGGTTGAAGTTGATTGATGCTCATTTGAGCGCTTGCAACGCTGTTTTCAGCCGCTATCGTTCGCATGTTCCCCCTACTGAAAGGACATGCAATGGACACTCTTGATCGGCTGATGACGCGGAAAGAACTTGCAGAGATGCTTCAGGTCAACGTGAACACGATCCAGCGGTGGCACTGGAAAGGCGAATCAGCGCCGCCGTTCATGAAGATCGGACGGTCGGTGCGGTACAAGAAACGGGACGTTATGGAATGGCTCTGGCGGCGAGCCGGAGTAGGCGGGGCAGCGGTAGTGGTCGAAGGATGAATCGCGCTATCGCACCAGAAGAACGTCGTGGTATCGGCGGGCAGTATCACGGCAGTTTCCGGCGGCGGAAACCTCGTCACATAAGAAAAAGTGCATAGGTTTTCTTCCCGAATCCATATGCGAAAAGCATCACAAATGATGCGTTTGCTGATATGATTGGGGCGGCTTTTGATAGGCCACGACCTATCAAAAACTGGAAACTGGAAATCGCTACACTACGGCGGCACCGTACACCGGGCGAGTGTAGTCAGCCGATAAACCGTAGTAACTTCGCTATACATGCCCACCGCAACGCTTGCCTACACGCTCCCAGACGAGCAGGCCGAATACGACGCCGCTCGGCTGGGCATGGAGGCGCGGCAGGTCTTGTGGCAGATCGACCAGACCTGCCGCAGCCTGTGCAAGCACGGCGAGCCGACAGCAGAGGAGCGACGGCTCGCGGAGGAAATACGGGCGATGATTCCTGGCGAGATGCTGGACATCTGACGCTCTTCATTGAGAAGCGGGCCAATGGATTCCCGCC